AGCATATGAAACTAAAACTCTGTATATCGCATATAGCGATTTAACACATGATGCTAGAAGACAAGTTGATTGTCTAGCTGAAAATATTTACCATGAGGCTGGCCATGAACCAGAAGCTGGTAAACAGGCGGTGGCTCTGGTCACTCTAAATAGAACCCAGGATGAAAGATTCCCCCAAAGTATTTGTGGAGTGGTTAAACAAAGGACACAAAGTGTCTGTCAGTTTTCTTGGTTCTGTATGCCAGTTAAACTAAAAAAAGATTCTGACGCATTTAAACAATCAATGGCAGCTGCCTTATTTGTTTATGCAAATTATGAGAAGTTGAAAGACGTTACACATGGCGCTCTTTACTATCATGCCGACTACGTTAATCCAAAGTGGCGTAATGTGGAAAAGACAACCGTAATTGGTCGTCATATATTTTATAAGGAAAAAGCGAAACTATGATGAATAAACTAAATTTACAATTGACTGATGGTGGTGATTCTAAACACTCGTTTTTCCTGATGATGGAAGAAATCAGTTTGTCAACTTGTAAGACTGCAGTTGAGTGGATTTTGGAAGCTAACTTTGCTGAAGAACGTCCAGAGATGATGAACTTGATCATCACTTCTCCAGGAGGTGACTTAAATGCTGCATTTGCATTGATTGATGTTATGCGAGGTTCAGCTATTCCAATTCGTACGATTGGACTTGGTCAGATTGCTTCAGCTGGTTTGATGATTTTCATCGCTGGCGAAAAGGGGCAACGTATCTTGACACCGAATACTTCTATTCTTTCCCACCAATATTCATGGGGTGCATTTGGTAAGGAACACGAACTTTTCGCAACTGTTAAAGAGTTTGACTTAACCACTAAAAAGATGATTTCTCATTACAAAAAGTGTACTGGTCTTTCTGATGCAAAAATCCGAGAGGTTCTTTTGCCACCACAAGACATCTGGTTGAGTCCACCAGAAGCAAAGAAATTAGGTTTGTGCGACGACGTTAAGGATCTAAAATGAAAACAGAATTTATAGCAACTGTTATTGCAGCAACAATTTCAATCATTACTCTTGTAGTTGGTGTTACCTATTTTCATACTCAACGTGATGCTTCCATGAAATCTAATATTGAGTCTGCAATTGTAAAAGGTATTGACCCAATTGCAGTTAAATGTGCATACAGCGGTTCTGACCCTGTTTGTGTTGTATACGCAGCCAATAAAAAATAACTTTACTTTTATCCAATAATCAGGTATAATTATAATATGAAAACTAAAATTGAACTAATTGCTGAGAAGCAAACCTTAATGATTGAGAAGATGAAGTTGGATAAGTTCTTCTCACTGTATCTTGACAAGTTTGGTTCCAAGATGGATTGCGACAAACCAGACACAAAAGTCTGGGCTTTGTACAAATCCAAATTGAAAGAATATGGTGACCTTACCCGTTCGATCACTCACCTTGATTATTGGATTACAAAAAATGTTTAAAACGTCTAATGAGTTTTCTATGCATATTGAACGCTTTGCAAAAGAAAACCGTACAACCCACATGGACGCAGTCCTTGAGTATTGCAAAACTAATTTTGTAGAACCTGAAGACATTGTTAGACTAATCAACAAGTCCCTCAAAGATAAAATCGAAATGGACTTTCGCGATGCTAATATGTTACCGAAACAAGCTCAACTAGATATTTGATCATGGATGGTTTTAAAGCATACAAATATTACATGGCTATAAAACTACACTTTACCACTGAAAAGTATAACGTATTTGAAACACGTGGTCATGTAAAAGGTACTCGCGAAGCATTCAATTCTCGCAATGACAGATACATCTTCGAAAAACTCGCGCAGAAATATCCAGACGATAAAGATATGATTCAATTCTTTGTATCCAATTTTGCTTACGGTAATGACACAGCAATTTATGGTAACGGTGAAGCTGATGAACTTTATGTGCACTGGCAGAAGCGAAAGCAGTCGATCACAAAATCATTTATCGACGATCTAGCTAATGTCATGAACGTGTGCGATGTGCATAAGTTTAACACTGAAGGAATTTTCAAGAATGTTGATGGTGACTTACCTGTATTGACTTCCATGTTTCTTTCAGGTAAAATATCTATTGAGACCTTGAGAATTATTGATGATATTGAACCTTTCATCAATATTTGGCAGGACGATCCTATGCTTCAGATCGTTCTTGGTGATAAACTTCTACGTGTTCAAAAACTCAAAGGGTTTGTGAAATACGATAAAGAAAAAGTCGCTAAAGTTTTTAATCATTTTAAAGAAGAACTATCTTTGTAATATCATGGGCAAGACCTATCATAAACAATCTAATCGTTTCGACGATGAAAGCCCCTCTAGTCGTTCGGGGAAACATTCAAATAACCGTAAAGGTGGTGGAATGAGAACGCTAAATAGCTATGTTGATGAAGATATTAACTTCAACGACGAAGACGTTTTTGATGACGACTTTGGAGTAGAAGATGAGATTCAAATTCAACACATACAAAAACAATAAACCGTAATACAATTACATACAAGGAAAATACAATGGATATTCAATCTCTACGCAAAATGCGCAATAACGATTTCGGTGCTATCTCTTCAGCATTCGACAAGATCGCTAACCCTCAATCTGAAACTAAGTCATACGCTGACGACCGCTTTTGGAAACTCGAGGGTGACAAAGCAGGCAACGGCACTGCTACTATTCGATTTCTCCCACGTGTAGAAGGTGATGAACTCCCATGGGTTCGTGTCTTCAGCCATGGTTTCCAAGGACCAACTGGTAAGTGGTACATCGAAAACTCCCTAACTACTCTCGGTGAACAGGATCCTGTTAGTGAACTCAATACCACTTTGTGGAACTCTGGAGTTGAAGCTAACAAGAAGATTGCTCAGAACCAAAAGCGTCGTCTATCTTATGTAGCGAACGTTCTTATTGTTTCTGATCCAAAACACCCAGAGAACGAAGGTAAGGTTGTTCTATTCAAGTTCGGTAAGAAAATCTTTGATAAAATCATGGATAAGGCTCGCCCAACTTTTGAAGATGAAAAGCCAGTCAACGTGTTTGACTTGTGGGAAGGTGCTAACTTTAAGTTGCGTATGCGTAAAAAAGACGGATACACTAACTATGACGAGTCTGCTTTCAGCGAACCAGTCGCGCTTTCTGATGATGAAGATAAACTGTTGCGTATTGTAAATGCGCAACATAAGTTGTCTGATTTCTTAGACCGTAAGAACTTTAAGTCTTACGATGAACTAAAGCGCAAGTTGGATGAGGTTCTTTCTGGTAATGGCTTCAATGCGAAGTCTGCCGCTGAGTTGGCTTCCGATGAGCCAACTTCTATGGAATCACCTGAACCAGCTAAGTCTGCTCCAGCTTTCACCCCAAAGGCAACAGCTAAACCATCATTGGATGATGATGAGGATGTGATGTCGTACTTTGAGAAGATTGCTAAAGAAGACTAAAAGTCTAGGCAAATAAAAAGGGAGCTTTAAGCTCCCTTTTTTACATTTAGAATCTAGACATTAGATATCTGTTATAACTGGATTCTGTATTTCTAATCGGAGGTTTAATGACGTTTGTCTGGTTATTGTTGGACACGTTTTGCGTAGGAGCATTAACAATAGCACCTCCACCTTTCTTACCATCAACTTTGGCTTGTTCATCAGCGTTACCTTTAGACGCATTATAGACTGAAGCACCTGCAACTTTCATCGCACCACCAGCAGCTGCAAACTTAGTTGCTTGTTCCCATGGAAAGTCTTTAACAGCCTTCATTGAATTAGAGTCAACTTTAGAGAACTCTTTCATCGCGCCAGACATTGTATTCAAACCATCAGCAGCAGCTTTAACACCTGGGCCAACTGTGCCAATCTTAATTAATTGTTCAACTGGCGAATCTTGACCAATAGTTAGTAAGTTGCCAACTAAAGTGCCAAGACCAGCTACTGCTTGACCAGCACCAAACGCAGCGATAGCAGCACCTAGAGCAGCCACGCCAGCAGCAACACCTAATAGGTTATCACCTTCAATTTGAGATATTCTTTCTAGACCAGAAGTAAATTTCTCTAAACCCTCGCCCATGGATTCCATGGCAGCGCCAATTAACCAAACGGATCCAGCAAGACCCGCCATGGCAGCTGAACCAACGAACAGCAATGGCGCCATAGTACCAGCTAGAGCACCAGCACCAATCAAAGCAGCGATAGTTACGCCAGCTTTGGCCATCGTTTCCCAGTCTAGATTAGTAAAAGCATCAAGAGCTTTACTCATACCCCAAACAACGGCAGTCAGTAAACCCATAACGGCAATACCTGCGACAGTCTTAGCAGAAGCAAATAATTTGATGCCTTCAGATAGACCACCTAGAATACCTTTGAACACTCCACCGATTGCTTCGCCAATACCTTGACCGATTGCACCAAGACCAGAACCAAGAGACTTCATTGAGCTGCCTAGAGCGCCCATGGTCTTAACAAAACCACCACCAGCTTTACCACCTCGACCAGAGTCTTCACCTCCACCCGCAGATGAATTGGAAGTGCCTGCCATGGCTGCAGTGTTTGCTGCAATCTGCGCAAGTAAGTCCATTTGACCAGCTGTCAAACGTAGCATCTCTGCTTGGTTTTCTTTACCAGCTTGTTGTTCAGCCAGTAAGTCAGTTGTTGATTGTGCAACTTGCCCTTTGTCTGATGGAGTCTTTGGTAGAGGTGCTGATGGTTGATCGCCAGTAAAATTACCCTTTGGAGTGGGGTTTACTTTATTAGCACCTTGAGCAGATTTCAGCGCAGCGTTTCTTTTGTTAAAGAGTTCAGGTTTATTTCTCTTAATATCTTCTTCACTCGCGCCCATCTTCTTTAGGCGATCAATTTCGTCTTGGGCTCTTAGAGCTGTTTTCTCATCAGAACGTTTTTGTTTAGATGCAGATCTTAGTTCTTTATCACTACGGGTGTCACCCATCGCTCGCATGCGTTTGGTGTAATCATAATCACCCATTTTATCACGGGCACCCTTGAACATAGAGAATGGTCCAAGCATTGCCTTTTTAATAGTGTTAGGATCTAGGGCATCAGCTAAGTTACGCTTCATATCCTTGAACTTATCACCAACAGACTTCCAATCTTTGTTACCCTTTTGTAGAGCTTCAATCTGCTTACTTTGACCTTCACTAATTTTCTTAAGGAAAGCTGCTTGGTCTTTTTGTAGTTCTAGTTGCGCTTGTTGAATCTTAATTGACATTAAGACTTTAGCATCACCTTGATTTGAAACAGAGTCAGTTTGACCACTAGATTGAATCTGTTGAAGAGCTTGGGACTGTTGGTCGAGCACAGCCGTGATTTGACCAAGGGCATTATTGGCTTTACCCATACCCCTTGCTATTGTTTTAATTGGTCCCTTACCGCCTCTTTTAGCCATTGCTTACATCCTCTTCTTGGATTCAATCCGTTGTTTTTCTTCTTCTAGATATTGTACCAGCATAGCAACGTATAGCTCTCGTTCAAACGGAAGCATCCCTTCCAACTCTGCTAAACTATATTTATGATATTGCATTAGTGCAAAGTTCATTCTATAATAGTTTTCCAGAGATTCATGACCGAGAGCCATTAGAAAAAATTCTGCAAACCTTCTAGTAACTTTTGATGTTCTTTACCGCAGATAGGGCACTTGTATTCAACCTCAGTTGAAATCTTAGGCATAGTTTCAAAGAACTTTTGAATCTTTGCAAACTGCTCTGTTGTTAGGTTATTCAAGAACTGAAGGAGTTCTTCTTTCTTAGTTTCCTTGGCATGATATACTTCTTCACCGTCATAAATAACGTCGATCAGATCAGCCACTAAGCTAAACACTTCTTCAATATCACTGGCGTCTTTTAGAGTATCAGTTACTTCTAGAGTTGGGTAACGCATGATGATGCCAACTTTATTAAACAACTCGATACGGTTTGTATGCTCTTCGGGTCTTACTACTTCTAAGTCGCTGATATTAATAACAACCTTGCTTCGCGCTTTTTCATTCTGCTCGCCGTGGTCTTCATCGCATTGGAACAACAAGTCGATAGTCTCACCAACGGACTTACCACGAATCTGTAAAAACATATATTCAATATCAAAGATTGCTAGTTTATCAACATCAACCTTATCTTGGATAACGCTACTAAACACGTTCTTTAATGTATCAACCATTACAGTTGGGTCTTCTGATTGTTGAGCGATCAGTAACGCTTTTTCTTCTTTTACAACAAACGGTCTAAAGCGAACAGTTTTTCCAGTTGATGGAATAACCATATTAAACGTTGGTTGAGTATTCATTGGTAAAGCCATATTATTCTCCTGTCATTTTCTTAATCATTTTGTTCAAATCAGTGGTACTGCCAACAAAAATTGCGTTGTTTGTAGTTATTTCTTTTGTAGTACCCTTAGCAGGTTCTTCAAGTTTTTTCTTCTGTTGATGGATGTCCATAAGCTGTTGGTTCATATCGGCAAGTTGCTTCATCAACCCACCGACTACTTCAAACGCTCTTGGATGTTCAGAAGATTTGGCGACGGTTAAAGCGTGTTCTAATGCATCTTTACCCGTCAGCAGTAAGTCGTGAAGGTTGTCACGACTAGTATCATAATCGCTTTCAATCTTATTAGAAGTGAGCTTTACTTCTCCCGTTGCTGGGAGAATTTCAACCTCTTGTTCTTTCATAGGTTCAATATCAAATATTTTTGACAAAGACTCATCAGTATTCATGTTAAAATCCAATGTTAAAATCTAATAGAAGGAATTCTACTTGTAACTTGAGAGAACCCTCTCATAGCATATTGCCCAACTGCACCAGTGATAAAGTTACCAGCTTCGCCAAGACCTTTCATATACTTCTCTTGGAAGCCTGTGAAGTTATCTAAGTACCCTTTAAAACCACCAGAAGTTTTTTCTAATTGAGTGTATGGATCCTGTTGAATAGGAACAGCGTACCAATACTTATACTGAAACGTTACATCTAATCTCATGGTGTCGCTATTGTTCTGAGAGTCTAAAGAGACAGCGCCAATAGACTTAGGATATGCTTCATATAATTGTACCAGATATGTTACTTTGTCTTCTAAGTCTTGAATACGAATAGTCATTGGAGTAACATATTCATTATACCAACCGATAGATCTATCCATTGGGTTAACAATATGTTGAGTCCAAACGTCAAAGATACTTTTAACTGTCATGTTACGGTCGACGTGGAATGTTAAAGTTATCGGATCATACATTCTATCATAGACGACTTCTCTAGTTTCACCATATGTGCGGTTTGCAGTAGACGCGAAATTAATGCCAGGCAGTGTAGCCTTTTCGCAGAACAACAACATACGCTTTGTCATTTCAGGCATAGCTTTTGGTGGGGTAAAGTCAACTGTGAAACGGTTAGTTCTTGCTAACCCTTTTGTTTTAATCTCAGCGATAAAATCTTTTTGTCTATTTGCAGCCATTTATTTCTTTTTCTTTCTCTTCATCGAGTTTACATACTGACGAGATTTATCCCAAATTCTGTCATCAGGCATTTTAACGAACTGCTCAATAGGTAGTAGAACAGCAGTGGTCCAATCATACGCTCTGATTTCTCTGAACGTTGAACGTAGCCCACCAAAGTTATAATTGTGAAAAGCTGGGACTGCAGCTGCGAATTTCTGTACACCCTTGATAGCTGCCCAACTATACTTGATACGAGTGTTTTCATCCATCTTGGCATTGGTCTTATATTGCATGAGATAATACAATAATTGAACACGCATTTGGTATGGGAGGTAGTGGAAGTTAATACCACTGAACCCGCTGATTGTACGTTTATAAAGTAGTGTACATGGGAAGCGATCGTAGTAAGGAATTTGACTTTTATACAACGGATCATACACATACATGTACATCTTACCAGGCATCAACTTCGTCGTCAGTTGAGTTGGATTACCCTTCATTACAACCCACGGGCTGTTAATTTGCTTCATTAGTAAAATCATCTGCTGTTCGTACCAAGCCTTGGATTTACGAAACGCAGTTTTTAGGTCGTACTTATTCTTCTCGAAGATATCGAGAGCAGCGATCTGGGCAGCGGTACGGTTTTGCTTAATGAGAGTAGGCATATTGACTATTTAGGTCAAACGCCCAATTCCTTCTCCGTTATAATCTTGAACTCCCAGCCCCTATCTTTAGCATATTCGCTGGCAGCTTTCCACTTGGCTTGGTTTTTAATAAACCCATATGACTCGGTGATATACCGCTGAGTTCTACGACCAGGAAATACTGGCGGTGATGTTTGTTTTAGAGGTTTAATTTCTATCAGAAACGTTCTGGTAGATCCGTCTCGTTGTTGAACTTTGATCTTAAAGTCAATAAAGTATCGGTGTAGCTTATTATCGGTTGGACATAAATACGGGATTACCGTTTCTTCTGAACTCCATCGAACTATTGATGGGTTTACGTCACACCACTTGGCAAATCGTCTTTCCCAAGAAGACCTACATATGATGTTAGATACATCCCCTGAGTATTTTTCTGGATGAATTGGGGCATACCTTGATTTATGGAACATAAATATATAATCAAATAAAAAATATTTAGGATCCCAATGGCTAATATTGTTGACTATCTAAGCGACAAAGTTACATCTGCTACAAACCGAGCGACAGCCTCTGCAAAGAGTGCATACAACCAGGTTGTGGATACTGGTGCGAAAGCACTTAACCCACCAAAACAGCAAATGATGAACAGACAAACTGGTAAAAGGTTTGAAACTAACAAATACAAGTCTGATCAATACTCGTACCCATCTGACCTTATGTCTACGGTTTATGGTGGGAATTATGCCATCTTCTATATAAACTTATCAGACGCTTCTAGGTTAGAACTCACCCAAGAGGACTTTGTTCTTAATACGGATGTAGAAGCTAGAATGCGTGGTTCGCTTGTTGCTAACTTTAAAAAGCTAACAGGGCAGGCAGAAAAATCTGCAGAAGAACTCGG